AGCGTGGTCCTCATCCGTAAAGTGTTTCACAATGTCGATATCGTGGAGGAGAACTATAAATGAGCGTGATCTATCAGATGCCGCAGGGCTCCGTGGAGTGGTTTCGCGTCCGCATGGGCATTCCCACCGCGAGCATGTTTCACAAGATCGTCACGCCCGGCGGAAAGCTGAGCGAACAGCGCACCAAGTACATGTACCGGCTGGTCGCCGAACGCCTGCTCAACGAAAGCATGGAGGAGCAAATCAACGTCGAGTGGGTGGAGCGCGGCAAAGAGATGGAGCCGCACGCCGCCGCGCAATTCCAGTTCTTGGAAAATTGCGAGTTACAGCCGGTCGGGTTCGTCACTGATGATGATGGGCTTTTGGGCTGCTCGCCAGATCGCCTCCTCAAGGACAAGCCGGAGGCCGTCGAGATAAAATGCCCGACGCCGTGGGTCCAGATCGGCCGCCTCTTGGACGGGCTCGACAACGACTATAAGCCGCAGGTGCAAGGTCAACTTCTGGTCGGCCAATTCGAGCGCGTCCACTTTTACAGTTTCAACGACCGTATGCCCGCGTTCCATGTGATCACCCTTCCCGACAAGGCGTTCCAGAAGATCATGCGGCAACACCTGTCCGACTTCGTGGAGGAATTGGACAGGGCGACTGACCGAGCGCGATCACTTGGGGTTTACCAAGCCAGCCCGTTGTTCCAACGGCCGCTTGACCGTGACGCCCCGGGTCGCGAGCCAGATGCGGTGAATATCATCCCGGAGTGATCAGGATGCCCCGCAGAGCCCGTAGGAAGCCCGTACAGGGGCCGTCCGACGCCCCGGTGTTGGTGACCCTCCCGCCAGATTTGAGCCATGTGCTCGCCCGGCTCGCCAAGCAGGAGGGGTATACCGCCGAGGTGATGGCGATGATCCTGATCAACGAAGCTTTGGCCCACCGAATTTTGATCCGACCATTCCACCCCCTTGCCGAACCCCCGCCAGATTAACAGCCCGGCCCGCCCATGCGCTCAAATCCAAACCCGGTGTTCTGACATGTCCCGACACAGACGCTTCTCCACGGCCCGCTGGCGGGCTCTGGAATGGTTCCACAAAGCGGAACTCGACAACAACCACATGCTGCGGGTGGACTGCCCCAGTTCCCGGATGATCAACCTCATGCTGGAGGCCGGGCAGCTGGAGCGGGTGGAGACGAACCTTCGGGACATGCCCCGGCTGACGCTGACCGAAAAGGGCAGGAACCATCACCTGTCGAAGCGGCAACAGTTCAACGGCCAGCGGCGGCTAACCACGTTGCAGGCACGACAACGGCGGCGCAATAGATCGCGAGAGCGCCAAGCCGCCACGGGTCCGGTTGCTCAAGAGCCAGATACGTAAGCGCGATTGCCCCACTGACCGCCACCAACAGGATCAGCCTCACGGCGATCACGGCGAACAGGACGTTGAGCGATCCCATCACTCCGGCCTTCCAAGCGGCCCGGTGAACGTACTCGCCTTGCAGGTTCTTATTCGGCGGGTTCGTCGTCTGGGAAGTCGTCGCCCATTGGCTCAGCGGCGGCAACTGCGGCGGGGCCTGATCGGCCACCTGTCTTTCGCCCACCAGCTGCATTCTTGAACGCCCCGGAGTACCGCCTGACCGCTGATCCTGCACGTCGCTCATCCGGATTGTCCTCCGCGCGCAGCTGAATGAAGATCGTCTGGATGCGGGCGATGGCGGTCAGGGCCGCGATCCGCTCGCGCATCGTCACGGCGTCCTCTTCCTTCGCATCCTTGCCGCGCCCCCTTTTAACAGGCGGTGCCTCAAGGTCGTCAAGTAATTTACTTACCTGCCGGTAAAGTCTGGCGTTGACATTGAGCGGATCGGCATTCTGCTTTGTCATTGCCGGTCTCCCTTCGCGCCCCGGTTCACGCGCTGCTCGTCATCGTCCTGCGCTGCTGTCGCGGGCGGTGCGGCCGGGCGCGGCGGTTCTGGCGACGGCGGCCGGGCTGGCGGGGCTGGGGGCTGGCCCGGCTGCCGCAGTTGGGCGCGACCGCCTCCGTAGATCGCCGGGACCGCGCCACCGGCCAATCCTGCCGCACCGACACCAGCTTGCGCAATGGGGGTGCCGCGCAGGGCGTGGATCGCGAGATTGATCAGGCGCGGCGAGACACCCAGCGCATGGCCCATGCTGTGCATGAACGCATGGCCCAACAGCCGGGGCACGGCTTGCGCCGCGAGCCTGCCGAGCGCGGATGGACCGCCGACCATGTACGGCAGCGATCCGCCCACCGCCTTGCCGATCTCCTGTGCTTTGGTGCCGGGTTGCGCGGCCCAGTCCTTCATGCGCTGATCGCCTTCGGCTTTCATCTTGCGCACGTTCTCGGGCTCCATGAAGCCGAACGGCGAGCCCACGACGCTGTGAATGTCGGCGAGCGATCCGGCGAGCCCTTGCCCGACGCCGGTCAACGATCCGGTGAGCGGGCCGAAGCTGGTATAGCTATCATCGCTCTGGCGCGGCGTGTCAGGCGAACCACTTGTCGGTGTCGGCTGCTGTTGCTGCGGGCGTTGCTGCTGATACCTGTTCCACGGTCCATCTGGCATCACTGCACCCGTTCCCAGCTTTCCTGCTTCGACGGATCGCCACCCTTGAAGCGGAAGCCGTCTTGCACGTCGCCCACATCCGGCATCGGCGGCGTCGCGTCAATCGGCTGCGACGACTGCGGTGCGTGCTGGAGGATATCCTCCAACGCGTCGGTTGACACCGGGGCAACGGGCTGCCGCCCCCAGATGCCCGCCGCCTGCGACTGGAGGTCGTTAATCTCTTTCGCCAGCGGACCAAGCTTGTTCTGATAGTCCTGCTTGAACTGCCGATTGATCGCGCGCAGCTGTTCGACGCTGATCCCCTTGTCGAAGAACTCGCGCATTTCGCGTTGCGCCGACACCGGATAGACCGCGCCCGATCCGGCGAGGCCGCCAGCCGTCAACAGCCGCCCGATATCGGAGCGCACCAACGCAAGCTGGGTCTCGAATGCGGCCACATCCGGGTCACCGGCAAACCGCGACCGCGCGTTGCGAATGATCGCATCGAAGTAGGGCGAGCCGGTATCGATCCCCTTGTCCTTCAACTTCACCAGCAAGTTCTCCAGCTGGTTCATGTCGAGCACGTTCTTGCCCAGCGTCGCGCGCATGTACGAGAGCGCCTTCGTCTGGCCGCTCAGAGCGTTGATCACCGGCCGCGACATTTCGCGCTTGAATTCGAAATCGCGCTTCTGCGTCTGTGCTACGGCATTGCGCTCCCAGTTCGGATCGATCTTCTTCGCGATCCGCATTGCCAGCCGCGTCGCAGGCTCGCCGCTCTGATGCGGCGTCGGCGTCTCCGTGCCGTCGAGTAAAGCGTTTACCTTGTCAGCAAGGGCTGGGTTGGCCTGTTGCACCATGGCCTTGAGTTGACCGGGTGGAATGTCCTTATCGACAAGACCGCCGATATATTGGTTCAACTTCTGTGCCTGATCCTCGATGGCGCTTTTCGCGCCCGGGCTCTTGGCGAAGTCGGCCACCTTGCCGCCCATCTGCACGGCTTGCGCGGCGCGCTGCAATTCAGGATTGGCGGCCGGGAAGTCGGCGTTAGGTGTATCACCTGTCGCCGAAGGCACGGCCACGGCAGGAGGAGCCGGTGCGCCCTCTCCTGCCGGTGCGCCGGGCGTCGCTGGCGTCGTGGCAGCACCACCGACACCAAACCTCTTGTTCTCTGCTTCGGCCGCTTGGTTCTCGCGGCGCGACTTCTCCAGCCGTTGCTTCGCCTCTTCGACTTGGATCAGCTTCAACGTCTTGCCCAGATCGGCACCCGTGCCGTCGAGGTGCTTGAGGTGGCGTTCCAGCGCGCCCCAATCCTTGCTGTTGACCATGTTGAGCACATACTGATCACCGTACTCCATGGCGACGCGCGCAATCTCTTCGTGGAATTTGTCGCTGTCGAAATCGCTGCCCGGCTTGTCGGGGTTCGGACCATAGTCGGCGAACACCGAGGAGTATTTGCGAAGCAACTCCTCAAGCCGCCGGTCGGCGAATTTCATGTTGTCCATCGCCTGTTGGCGATTGAGTTGTGCGGCCTGTAGCGCGCCCTTCTGGTAAGCCTGCGTCCCGGCGAGATACTGTCGCCCCGCATTGATCATCGGCATGCCGATCTGCGGAGGAGCAAAGCGGCCCAAGACCATCGTGGCGTTGTGGATGATCCCCGGCATGTCCCGCTCTGTCGGCACGTAGTTGCCCCACGACATGCCGCCATCCGGGCCTGCGTTCATGCCGCGCTCAACATAGTCCGGCGTGCCCCAGTCGGACGGCGCGCGATCCCGGAGCGCGGGGTTCATCGCGGTCGGAATGTAGTTGTTGAACGGTGGCAAGCCGATGGGCTCGTACTGGCGGAAGCCGAACGGAATGTGATCGCTCTTGCCCTGCCGCTGCCAGCGGTCGCCCCATTGCGCGGTGTTGGGATCGGGTCCCGACGGATCGTCGGTCGCCGTGAAGCTGGTGCGATCCGCCTGTCCCGTGTCCTGCGGTCGCGCGCCCACCTGTCCCGGTGACGGTGGCGGTTCGTTGCCGCCTTCGATCCTGTCCTCCGAAGCCGTCATGCCAGCGTAGCCGCCGCCGAACGATGCGGGGTCGCCGGGCTGGAGATAGGTTGACCCCGGATCGGGCTGGCTGAAACGCTCCGGCGGATCGTTGGTGTCGGTGTCTGACATGGCTCAACCCGCGAGTTGTTGCGGAAGCCTTGTAACACGCGGATCGCCCCAAGGCGACGGAGCCGCAGCCTGTTGCGGCAGTGCGGGCAGCGGCGAGCGGAACGGTCCCTCGCGGAAGTAGCTTTCGCCGGTCTGCATGGTATAGCCGTGCATGCGTTGCATCTGCCGCCCGGCGAGGTCTTGCGATGCATTGCCGGTCATCGGGCCATAGCCGATATCGGACAGGTTCGATCCCTTCATCACCGGGTCCCACACCTCGCGCTTGAACTGTGCCACCTCCTGCGGCGTCGGCTTCGCCGACACGCGATATGTCGGGTGCGCGCTGTTGCCGTCGTAGTAGCCTTGCGAGCCGGAGCGTGTATCGAGAAGCGCTTGACCCAGCGAGTGGCCGCGATACTGCGCGCGATTGAACGCGGTCTCCAGCTGCACGATCTTCTGGCGCGTCGAGGCGTTGCCACCCAGTTCGCCCTTCACCATCCACGCCGCGCGCTCGATCATCGCCGGGTTGTTTTCGTTGGCGAAGCGCGAGCGATCCACGCTGCCCTGCGTCGGTTTCATCGGGGCCGTGCGCCCCGATGGCGTCTGTACTTCGTGCGACTGGAGCGGTTGCGCGGCAGCCCCGGTGCCGGTTGGGCCAACATTCCCGGCCGCAGGTGCCGCCGCGCCCGCCGCAGCCGCAGCCGCAGGGCCGCGCGTGCGGTTCTGTGCATCCTCGAAACTCTCGCCCGGCTGTTGCCCGGGTCGCTGGCCTGCGCGCGGAGCCTGACCGGGGTTCGGCCCGCCGCGACCTTGCGCAATCTGTTGCAGCGCCGATTGCCGCGCCTGCGGCGACGACCACTGCCCGGTCTGTGGATTGTAGCCCGGAGCCCACGGAATGTTCTGGATCGGCTGGCCTGCATAGGGGCCTTGCTGCGCAATCTGGCCGAGCGCGCCGCCCATGCCGGGCATACCCATGCCGCCGCCCGGCATCCCGGGCATGCCGCCGCCGCCCATCATCCGCATCACGTCGCCCACAAGGTTCATCAGCGATGCCGGGTTGCCGCTCATGAGCCCTTGGATGTCACGGAACAGGTTGCCCATGCTCTGCATGCCGGGAGGCCCGCGACCAAAGTCCGGCATCTGGCCCGGCTGCTGTCCACCACCACCTCCACCACCACGCGGGCCGCCGCCGCCTTGCTGTTGGTCAACTTGGCTGGTGTCAGCTGGAGCACTTGACGCCTCCGTAGCGCTTGGCGCACCGGCCTGATCCACCGCAGCCGGTGGTGCGGCCTGCGCGCTGGCAACTGTATTGGCGACTGTGGGTCCGCCCTGATCGGCAGAAGCGCCGCCCTGATCGGCGGATTGCCCTCCCTGATCGGCCGTTTGCCCGGTCTGATCGCCAGATTGGTCCTTCGCAACGACCGTGGTCCCGCCAGCGCCGGGGAAGCGCTGATCGAACGTATCGGAGAAGCCGCCGGACGTGAGGTTGGTGGGCACGCCGGTTGACTGCACCCACGATTGCGGCGCGCTCGCCCACGGGATCGCCTGCGTCTGCTGTTGCACAAAGCCAGTCGGCCCGAGCGAACGCCCCGCGCCGCCGATCTGCCACGACGCCGGGTCGGCTTGCTGGGTTGCCGGTCCCGGTGCGGGCTGGTAGTTGGCCGGGGCCATGCTGGACGGAGCCTGTTGCGCCTCCGAGGCTGGTTGCTGGCTCTGGTCACCACCGCCACCATCACCGCCGCCGGTTGACGCGAACGGCAATCCGCTTCCGCCGTCGCCGCCGTAGCTCTGGGAGAACGTCGCGCCCATGGTGCCGGTCGGGTCACTCATTCCAAAGAAGCTGTCAAGTGGAGAACCTGACACCGTAGGATTGCCGAACTGGTCAGTCCCGAACGTGCCGCCGCCCGACGTGCCGCCGCCGCCGAACATGCTACTCAACCCGCTCAGTCCGCTCGTAATCGCACTGCCGAAATCGCCCATGACACGTTATCCAGTTGACACACCCGGGCTCGTATTGAGGCCGCCGCCCTGATTGAGGGTATCGCCCTGTCCAAGCTGCGTCGCCAGCTGGCCCAGATTGGTGATGTTCTGGCCTTGGTTCGCCACCGATCCGGGAATTGCAGGGTTGGTGGCGTTGGTATTCTGGAGCGAGCCCATCGCCGCTTGCGCGACATTGCCCAGTCCGCCGATATCCTGCATCTCCATGGTCGAGGGTCCGGCGTAGTTGAGGCTCTGGCCGGAGGCCGCAGCCGTCGCCGGGTCGCCGTCCGGGACACCAAGGCCCAGCTGCGCATATCGATTGTGGATCGCTTCGGTGCCGAGGCCCAATGACTGTTCGATCAGGCCGATATCGGCCGATGACAGCCCACCGCCACCACCCACGCTGCTGGTAAACGGGCTGCCGCCGCTCTTGCCGCCGAAGCCGGATGTAATCCCACCGATCAGGCTGCCCATGTCGCACCCTTCGTCTTGGCCGCTTCGTAGTCCGCCAACTCAAGGTCGAAGTCGGCGAGATTGAAGAGCGACAACATGCTGACAAGTGTTCCGCCGATCTTGATATCCCGTCGTGGCAATTTGTCCTTGCAGATCATGGAATAGCCGTGGTCTGCAATCCGGATGTTGTGATCGTTGAGGATAGATGCGGCATGAATGGCCGTCTTGTGAACGTCGGACGTAAAATCGTCAATGTACATCGCGGGCCGCATCAGAACCTTTCCCTCAATCCAATTCATCAGTCCATAGGGCTTGCGGTCCTTGCGGATCGTGAACGCATGCGCGCCGTTGTAGCCGCGCCGCGCACTCTCGATCACGATGCCGGTCAGGAGGGGAGTTGATGCGGCTTCGACGCCGCACAGCTGCCACGTCCCACGCTTGATCACATCCTCGTACACGTCAAGAAAATCACTTACCACGACATTGAGAACGGTAGGATTGAGAAGTGCGGCTCTGGTGTAGAACTGCCAAGTGTAAAACTTGGCTGGATCGTTGTAGGCAGGCAGTTTCTTGCTGCCAAGCGGGACGCGGGCAATGCAGTTGTCGTTGATGAAGTTGCGCGCGTAGCGCTTGGCTTCGAGGCTGATCATACGCCCGCACCTCCACCATCGCCGCCACCGCCACCATCGCCACCGTCGCCGCCGCCAGAGGAGCCGCCGCCTTCACCGCCAGCACCGCCAGCGCCGCCGCCGCCCTCGCCGGTCCCGCCGCCAGCTTCACCCGTGCCGCCACCGGCTTCTCCGGTGCCCGTGCCGCCGTCGCCCGGACCTCCGGTGCCGTCACCGGTGCCGTCACCGCTGCTGTCGCCCGTGCCTGCGGCTGCACCTGCCGTGCCGTCCGCCGACGACGCATCCGACGACGCGCTGTCGGACGTTGACGGGCCTTCGTTGCCGAACCCGCCGGTCGCCGCACTGTCGGACGTGCCTTCGGTGCCCATCGCTGCGGCGTTGCCCGCATCGCTGGACGGACCGAAGCCGAAGCCGCCGACGCCCGTCCCTTCGCCGAGACCCATACCGACGCCAGCGACGCCGGGCGTTCCTTCCGCATTTCCGAAGCCAGTAGTCCCGGGGGCGGTCGAGCCTTCGGTGCCGACCGTGCCCATGCCGAAGCCCGAGATGCCGCCGAAGCCCATGCCTTCGGGTCCGCCGAAACCGGCTGCTCCGGTGCCCGGAGCGGAGGTGGTGCCAAAGCCGCCCATGCCGATGCCGCCGGGATCGCCAAAGCCGGTGCCCGGGGCCATGCCAGCGTTGGACGCGGCGTTGCCCGGGTTGCCGGGGTTCGCGCCGGTCGCCATGCCAGCGGTGGCCGTGCCGGTCCCGAAGCCCGAGGCCACGGCACCAAGGCCCATGCCCGGAGCCTCGCCCATGCTTACGTCGCCCATGGGGTTGCCGATGCCCGGATTGTCGCCCGGGTTGCCAAGGCCGAAGCCGGTCGGTGCGGCCGGGTTGCCGACGACGCCGGGCGGTGCCGTCGAAACGTCGCCGATGGGTGCGGAGGTCACGGTCCCGGCCGGGGCGGACAGGCCGGTGGTCATGCCCATGGAGGTCGCATTGGTGCCCGGGACACCCTCGCCGATCTGGCCGGGCGGGCCGGGCGATCCTACGGCGGTGCCAAACCCGCCTGTCGTCCCTGCCGGTGCGCCGGGCGCGGCTGGGGCCGCGCTGGAGCCCGGTCCCGCCGTCGTGCCGGCCGGTGCGCCGCTTGTTGGTCCAGCTGGAGCGCCAACCGTGCCGCCGAAGCCTGTCTCCCCTTCGCCAAACCCGCCCCATCCACCGCCGCCGCCCGATGCGATCAGCTGATTGACGAGACTATTGAGGTCGCCGCCCATGATCTGGTTGAGGTCGCCCATGACAAGTCATCCTGTTGACACGTCCGGCGTGGTGTTCGAAGTGCCGCCGCTTGTATCCGTGCTGCCGCCCGTGGTGCCAGTGTTGCCGAAACTGCCGCTGGCCGGGCCAAGCCCGGCTTGCTGTGCCAACTGTTGAAGCTGGCTCTGCTGTGCGGCCGTCGTGTCCGACATGCCAGCGAAATTCTTGGCAGTGTTGATATCGGCTGCGGCGTCGGCGAAGGTGTGCATGGTCGAGGCACCCATGCCGCTGGAAAACTTGGCCGCGTCTGCGATCTTGCGTTGCTGTCCCTCGTACTCCGCGAGCGCAGCCTGTTGCGGGCTGACCCCGCCGGTGACATTGCCGCCGCCGCCCTTCGCGCCGCTGATCCCGCTACTGATCGCGTTTCCGGCGAGGCCCATAAGCGGCCCGGCGAGCATGCTGAAACCCATGTCACAACCTCATGACGTAACGAGGTAGCTGATCCTTCGCCCCCATTCTACGCGCCAGCGGGCCAACGTCAAAATCCGTCTCGGAACAGATGCGCCATGTTGCAGCGCGCCGCATCTTCGCCCAACCGACCGACGCCCGCAACAGCTTGTTGACCTCCCACATAGCCCCATCGTCGGCGCAACATGCCACGACGTTGCATTCGATATCGTTCGGCAACCACGGCATGAGGGTGAGCATGGAGATGGTGAAGGCGCTGCCGGTGCGGGCCGGATAGAACAACAGCGGATTGGGCAGCACGCAATTGCGAAGCCAACCCTCCGCTCCTATCCTGTCGTATCGTGAAGGGTAACGCTTGACACCAAGGTCGAGCACCCAAGGAATGTCGCTCTCGCGGATCAGGCGGCAATCCTCGTCGCGGCTTACCAGAACGGCCATCTCCACCAAGGCGGCACCGTCGGTGCCGTTTCGGGGAACGTCGCGTTGTTCGCGATGTAGTGCTCCATGTGGTTCTGGAATGTCCACCATTTCACTTGCCTTGCGTTGTCGAAGTTAGTATCGCGCAAAATCTGGCCGATGGACAGGCCGATATCGTCGGGATCAGGTCCGACCGGCTCCCCCTCCTCTTCCGGGTCGGTAGCGCCGAATGCTTTCGGCAGACTGGCGAGCGCATCGTTGTGCGCCTGCTGGTGATTGAGGTTCCAAGGGTGCGCTTCCTGCTCTTTCGGATAGGGGAACGGGTCGAGCATGTATGGCAGGAGCGAGAAGCGACTGAGCGGAGCCATGGCGACGAAGTAGTTGCGCGTCGCCATCATGTGCTCAAAGGCGAACACCGACACTTGCGCGTCGGTGGGATCGGGGTGGTGGTACGTCAGCGTGACGATGCTCATTCACCGCGACCACGAACCGACCGGGACAGGAGCGACGAACCCTCTTGCGCCGGGGCGCGGGTGTCGCTGGTGCCCATCGGGTCAAACCCTCTTGGGCTTACGCGATCCATCCCGAAGTCGCTTGTTGGGCCGTCTCCCAAGAGCCCGCGAGGCCCTGCCTCTGGCGTCGTACCCATTCGCAAAGGCCCGGCGAGTGGTCGCCCTGATCTCTGGAAGCCATCCGCCTTGAGAAAGTCCGCCACGGGTTGCCTTTTCACGGTCGGCCATTCGCCCTGTTTCCTTTCGTTCGGTGCCATCAATGCCTCCTGCGCATGCGCTTGACACGTCCTTTCCGGCGAGCCTTGCGCAGATTGCGACGCGAGGCCGCTTTCTGCAACTTCGTCGGATATCGACTGAGGAGGGCCATTAGTAGCGCCCTTTCAGGTACGAATTCCAGTAACCACCCGGGCTGCCGCTCTGCGACCACCGCTCCACTTCGATCTGCGGGACGCCTTCGATCACGTACATCCCGCCACCCTTCTGGAACGTCAAGTAAACCACTTGCTCTTCATCGTCATAGTCGATGCGGGCAATCGCGCTGCTGCTGACCGGGTAGTTCGTGACGGTCATCGACGCCTACGCCGCCGTGCTCGCGCCGCCGACCGGCTTGCGGGGACCAGTACCATTCTTCGCCGTCCTCTTCGCCTTGCCATCTTTGCCTCCTATGAGCCGCAGCCACATGGACCACGGAATGACGACAAGCGGGTCTTGGCGATCACGCTTCAAGAACAGTGCGTCGTACTCGCCAAGCCACCGCTCAAGTAAAGCGAAACCCTTGCCTTCTCCGCGCGCCTTCACTTCTGCTACGGCAGGTGCTTCATCGGGACCGAAGATGTAAAGATCAATGTCATGACCAGTATTGCGAAAATGAGAAGCACCAGAAAGAGGATACCTCTCTGCATGCACCCCAGCTTCCTTGTGGGCATTGACGATCTCACATTCGACACGCGCACCTTTGCGGCGTTGGCTTGCACTCATCGTTTCGCTCCTCTGTGGGGTCCTGTTCTGCCGCCGGGTCTTGGTGTCCGGCCTTTGCGTCCCCGGCCGCGACGACCACGGGACCAATCGCTGGACCAGCCGTCGTCGCTCCAAGGCATTCGTACAACGGGGCCGCAGCCCCGAGGGTGATGTTTGCGCGCCATCACCGGCTCCGTTTACGGTTCCGGCTGGCCTTGCGATTGCCGGGCACGTTCGGGCGCAGTCGCACCCGGCTACTGGGACGCATCGTTGCGAACCGTGCAGCCGGGTCAACGCGCGAACGCGGCCCGAGGTGGATACCGCGAGCCATTACAACCTCCGTCCTTTGCGATAGCTGAAAAGCCGGGGACGCCATTTCGGCGTCCTCCAGCTTTTCGGTTTGAGGGCTCTGCGCAGGTTCTTCGCTGAGCGCATGCCGTAGCGGGGCATTAGTGCCTCCGCGCCTTGCGCGCTCTGATCCTGCGGGCTCGACGGGTCTGTTTAAGTCTCTTGCGTCGGGCCATGGTGGGCTCCTACCGACGCCGAGAACGGCGAGAACGACGACGACGACGTGCCATGCTCTTCTCCTCTGATTGAGTGTGTGCGGCACTTTAACGGGCGGGAGGTTACGCCGAATTCAGGCACCGAACAAGGTCCGCTCCTCTGCCACGATATGCAGCCGTTCAATGGTGAAGTCCGGGGACAGGCTTTGCAGATCGATGGCCGCGCTGATCCCGCCGCCTTCGATAGGCGCGGGATCGAATGCGAAGTTCGCGCCGGGCGTGAGTTCGAACCCCACGTCCTGCGATCCGCCGGGCACGCCGCCCGAGGCGCACTTCACCGTCCCGGTGAACGACACGCCGCCGCCGCTGTTGTCGTGAACCTCCATAAACAGTCGCTTGAAATTCTTGATCGTCAGCATCGATGGGGTCCCCGCTGCACCGCGCAACGCCTTGGTCGAGAGACGCTTCGGCAACGCCGGGTCGGGCGCGGCGAACAGCTGGTAAAGCGAAACGCCGTCCGTGCCGTATGGCGTGCAAATGCTGTCCTGCTCATAGTAGCCGATATGGGTCAACTCCAAGTTCTGCGAAGCGATTGACCAGAAGTCCGTGCCCTTGATCGGATGCCACATCAGTAAAAGGTTTCGCGTGACACCCCACGGGTCCTTGAAGCGGCCGTTGCCGAGTAGCACGTTGAAGCCGAACATGGTCGCCGTCGCCATCGTCGGCAGATAGAGCGAGGTATCCAGCGTGCTATAAACGTTCGTCACGCGGTTGCCGATGGCCGCCGCGTCGCCGCCGGTCGTCATGTAGATGCCCGCGCCGTTCCACTGGATGAAGTGGCGGCCCATGCGACCGACCGGACGCGGGAAGCGTTGCCCCACCTGCGGATCGATGTTCGCGTAGTTCATGTTGGTGACGTAGGGCGCGGCAGTCGTGCCTTGGCCGCTTAGCTGCACGTTGCTGATCAGATCGGTTGAACTGTCGCCGAACACGAACAGGTAGCCCGCGCTGCTCGCGAGGTCCATGAACGAATAGGTCAGCTTGTTGCCGAAGTATCCGAACGATCCGCCGCCGTTCGCCGTAGAGAAGTCCGCCCCGTTGCTCGGAGCAGAGAATGACACAACGTCCTTGCCAGCGACGAACAGGCGTTCTTGATACACCTCCATCGCATAGATGCCGGGCAGTCCCACTGGCATAGGCGTGGGCGTGCCGGTGCCCTCCAGCGCATCAGTGAGCCAGTCCGGAGCCGGATCGCCCGGCGACGAAAGCGTCTGGCCGTCCCACGCGTAGAGCCCTTTCGGTGATCCGAAGAGGACACCACCGTTCTGCCCCATCACCGATCCGAAGAACCGTGGCCGCCAGACAACCGCGCTGGCCCAGTATTGGGGAGTGATCGGGTCCCAGATTTGTCCGATGCGGGTAACGGTTTTGAGGTCGAGGTCAACTTGGTCAATGTTGCCATCGGAGAGGAACATCCAACCCAAACGTCCCCCGTAAGGTAGGCCCGGTGCCGCGAATTGCGGTGTGGGATACCCAATGAAGCCGAAGAAAATTCGGAGGATTGTCGTACCGGCGGGTGCTGTGTAGATGGCTGGACCGTGCCCCCAACAGGAGCGCAGGTTACCGCGCCCGATTGCGAAGAGATTTTCATTCCACCACTCCTCTTCATCGTCAATGCTGCCCCGTCTGCCCTCCTGATTGAGCCCCTTCCAAGCCTCCAGCGTCTTGATGTCAGGTACGACGCTGCTTTGTATTGAAGTCTGGACGGGCATGTTCTTTCCCCAAGTTCAAAACCGAGTGTCAAGTTTTTCTCTTGGCACTCATCGCTTCGCGCATAGCTGGAGACAGCCTGCTTAGCACCGCCTGTCCGGCCGGGCTCGCGGCCCACTCGTCACTCTCTTCGCTTGTCGCGTCGAACTCGCCATCCGCGACGCGCCGCGCGAAGGCTCTGAGACCCGCGCCGACCAGTTCGTGGTGCAGCTGCGTGATCGGGCAAACATAGGTGTCGGCGTAGTCGTCAAACTCGCCGGTCTCCGCACGCTTGGCGAATTGCTCGTACTTGGCTTGCTTGGTCGGATCGGCTGTCAAGCCGCCCTCTTTACGCAACTCCATGGCAAGCTTTTCTCTTGTTCTCACTTACGCACTCCTCTTCGTCGCACCGTAGGGGTTCTGGATCATCTGCGGGCACACGACGGCCGCGCACATCGGCATTTCGGTATTGAAGAGCACCGCCATTGCCTGCGCGTCCTGCGCTCGCTGTTGCTGGAGCAAGCAGAGCACCGCCGCCCAGTACGCAACCGCATCGCTCCACGGATACGGGATTGGGTCGGGGTCGTCGTCGGTGAGAAGCGGCATCGGAATGCAGGTGCAGTCCACGTCGAATTCCATGTCGCTGGTCGGGATCGGCGCGAGGTACATCTTGCCCAGCGGGCCAGCGCCGTACTGAGCCCACCAGCCCGGATCGCTGATGGTGCCCATGAACGTGCCGTTGTAAATGCGGAAGCGCGCTTGAAAGTCGGTCCACACCACGCGCCGCCATGTCGGCTTCCACCCACCCTTGCCGATGGCAACCGAGAGCGAGCGGACGTGGAGGATGCTTTCGACGCCGGACATCTGGTCTTGCACCAGCGCCTTCCAATCCGAGAAGGGATAGACCTCCTGCCCCTTAACGGTTCTTGTGCCTTTTGGAAGGACGCGGAGGCACCCGCTTACGGCCGCGATCCTTCGGCGGCTGCGGTTGATGTAGTTCGTCAGCGTCGGCTTGCTGAAAAACTGACCCTGCGCGTCGTTCAGAAAGTTCTGCGTCTCCGTGATGTAGCGTTCCAGCATGGCGGCCACCCTCCTGCGCGTCCATATACGCCTGTTCGCAGATTTGCGCCGCCTCAGTCTCGTCCGCTCCCTGTTCCACGACGAAGGTGATGCACCGCGCCATGAAGTCGCCCTCGCTCTCGCCGGGCTCGAATTCTGGCGTGGCGTATTCCGGCGGGCCTGCCTCCTGCGGCCCCGCGCCCGGTCCCCATCCACCGATCACGATGTTCGCCGTGGTCGCGATGATCGGCGGAACGGCCGATCCGATCATCATCGTGTTCGCCATGGTGACGGGCGGATGCGGGAAGATCGTGGTGAAGATCGGCACCAGCTGTGCGCCGGTCGGCGCGGTCGCGCTGCCTGTTTTGAAAACTGGTTGTGACGGCGCGTTGATTGAGGGCGGGATCGGCGCGGGCGAGACGACGGCTGGCGGCGTGATCGCAGCTGTCGCCATCGGCGGCGGCGGAAAGTATGGCGTGAAGTCAGGGAAAAAACTTGACGCAAGAGGCGCGGTGGCGCTGCCGCTCTTGAACTGCGGTTGCGTGATCCCGGCAATCGACGGCGGCACGGGCGCGGGTGCAATCGGGAAACCTGTCAATGGTGCCTCCCGTAGGCTTCGTGCATGCCCCATAGGAAGCGATGCCAGCCCCACCAGTTCGGGTTTGCGAATGAGTGGCGGACTATCAGCATCAGCACCCCCGATTGCCCGGCGGCCAGTACAGCGGCTTGCATGGCGGGAGTGCGGGCGGTGGGCGACATGACGGTGTGATCAAGCCGCTTCCTCGCGCCCGGCTCTCGCTCTCGAAAGGCCACGGGATGCGCGGCCAAGGCCACCGGCCCTGCCACCAGCTGGGAATGGTTGGATCATTCTGCCAGCTGTACGGTGGGTCGAGCCGGTGGGACCCGGGGATGACGTAGTGCGGCACGGGTGCGGGGCACGCGAGCCGGGGCCGGACCTCCGGGATGCGCGGCTGCGCCGGGGACAGGTACATTCGGCCACGCATCGCGAACCTCCGATTACGGAGGCGGCGGACCCGGCGGGAAGCCAGCCGCGCCGCCCGTGATGCCTTCGATGATAACACCTGTGGACGGCTTGGAGCACACCAGATTGAGGGCGGTCAGGGTCAAGCCGACCGACGCGATCTGGCCTTGCGGGATGGTAGAATACCACCCAGTCCAAGCGAAATTCGCATCCTCGTGAATAACCAGCGTGATGTACTTCGAATTGAAGCCGAAAGCTGTTCCCACGGGACAGTTGAGGTCGAAGAAGATCGGTGTATCGCCGAGGAGTAGACCTCTAAAACCTGAGTTAACGGGGTCATCCTTGCCCCACCGAGACGACGGGTCATTGTTGTAGCGCTCCACGGTCATGAAGTCGGTCAACAGCGTGGTCCAGTCCTCAACCGACATAACCACGAAGTCCAGCGCCTCGCCGCCCGAGTTCTTGACAGCCTTGAGCAGCGTCGGAATGAAGGCGGCACGCGTGAGCACGTTACCGGCGGCCGGAATGACAAGTCCTTCCCATGTCGGATAGGTCGCACGATCTAGACCGCCATAGATGCCAGTATCGCCGTAGGCATCGTTAAGTGAAAACATTTGCAGCGGGTTGGTGATCGGGGCTCCGAACAGTGCGCCCGAGAGAGACGCGAGCGCACTGTTCTTCATGTCGTTGAGTTTGAGCATCAGCCGTGAGGCGACCGCAATTGCATCTTGGGTGACCAATTGCTCAAGACCCAGCGACGTGACTGGCGTGGCAAGCGCACACATGTTGAATTCCGCGTTCAACGTGGCTGCCACGTCAGCGGGCAAATTGAATTGCCCGGCTGGTCCGATCCACGACGACTGCACGTACTGTCCAGTCTGGACCGGCTGGGTATAGGGGCTTACGCCGCCCGAGGCGCGGATCGCATTTCTGAGCAGGAGCGCCAACAGCGGGTTTTGCCTGTAAAGCAAAACGACGACCATCTGTGCGAACACGCGTCGCACGGTTGCTTCCAACTCCAGTCCGATGGGACCGGACGGAATGATGCCAGCGCCAAGGATGGGCATTTGTTAACTCCCGTTGCGAGCGCGGTCCTGATCCGCTTTGATCGCGTTCATGATCTGGGTTCTACCCCACGCCTCCGGGTCCTTGGAGATTTCGGCGAAGCTGTCTTGCCGTTCATGGTGCCAGCGAGTGCTATCCCAATCGCTGCCAGCTGACGGCTTTGGTTCTTTGCTTGCCATGTAGGAAGCGGCAACCTCGTAGTCGCCGATATTGCGGTCCACCATCATCTTTTCGAGCCGCGTCATGGCTTCGTCGGTGAACCCGTATTCCTTCTGCGTCTTGGCGCGGCGTTCCTTGAATTCCGCATCCTCGCGCGCCTTCCTGTCGTTCGCCTCGCGCGTCTCGCGCTCGCGGCGATCCTTCTCGAAACGTGCTTCCACCCGGTTCTCGATATCGTAGTCCGGGATATTGAGGTTCGGGTATTTCTTCTTGATCAAGGCTTTCGCTTCACGCGTCAACTGCGGATCGTTGTAGATGCTTTCAACGAAGTCCGCGACCTGCATGCGGCCCCTGATGAATTGCTCTTCGGCGTCCGAGATTGTGCGCGGCATGATCAATCGCCTCTTGGTGATCCGTCTGCATTGCGAGTGATCGCAACGTTGGCCCACATGGCGACCTCGCGATGCTTGCGTAAAGCGTAAGTCTTGTCAGGCCCATCGGGCAAATAGCTGTCCAGCACCTTCGCGTATTCCGCCGCCGCCACCCTGACCTCCGTCATCGCTTCGATCTGCTTGTCGGTCGGCTTGAGATATTCGAACGTGCTGGCGTGCATGGTTCACCTCAGTTGGTGTTCGATTTCCCGATCACGGAAGGCTGCAACGGCACGCCGCCATCAGGCTTCGGCACCACGCGCGGGATCGCGCCCCACTCGCTGATTTCGCTCTGGGTGTCCACCTGCAAGATCGTGCGCGGCGGGGTCTCCGGGGGCGCGGTGATGGGGGGATCGTAGGATCGGTTCTGGGCCATAGGTTCCTCCGAATTTCGGAACTACTATCACGCCCCGGGTAGGGGCGTCGAGGGTACGGGCGGCTGTTGCTCCTGTCCGGGAGGCTGTCCGCCGCCGCGCTGCGACATGAGTTTTTGCATCAGGGCGTTGCGCACGGTGTTGCGGAGCATGTCCGCCAGCTGCGTTTGCTGCACGCCTGCGGTCGGTGCGCCCTGCGGCAGGTGACGCGATAACCGACTGATCGCGCCGATAACATCCTTGTGCTGTTGTGATCCTGACGCGAGGTTCGGAAGCGCGCTCTGGAGCATGTCCACTGCGGTTTTCACCTGCATCAGACCTTGCGCCATGTTGCCCATGCCGGGCGCGGAAACGTTCGGTCCAGAATTGCGGCGAGCCATCGCCGCGAGCATCGGACCTCCACCGGGAGGCCCACCACCGGCTGGAGCACCCGCACCTTGGGCTGGGGGCGTTGAGGAAGACGGGTCGTTGCCGCCATCCGGCGGTGGTTGGGTTGAGGGGTCAACGTCGGTGATTGACATGCGCGCCTCGAATTTTGGCAGAACCTACACCCGCTTTAGCCGCCGCGTCCACCCCCGCCGCCCTGCTTCCTCCGCATCCCGCTCCGGTTGGGGAGTTGCAGAACGTCCTTCATCAGTTCCTCTTGCTTGTCCTGTTGGGCCTGTTGCGCTTTTGCCTTTTCACGCTGCCGCAGCCGCGCGAGCAGGAGTTCGGCACCCGGCGGATGCAGCATGTGGATCAGGTCCTCGCTGTCCACCGCACCGGCCCGGGCGAGCGCAATTGCCAGCTGACGATTGTCCTCCGCGAACGCTGGCGAGGCCGAGTGGCTGTCCACTTGCACTTGGAACGGATCGGGTAAATCCTCTAGCGTGAACTGGACCCCCTTGTCGGTCTCGTAAATCGATGGGTCCTGCGCCTGCATCAGCCGCAGTGAGAGATAGCCGCTTTGCGCAAGCTGCCGCTCAATTCGAGCCGCCTGATCGATCAGGTTCGGCGACGACGTTCGAACAAGCGTCTGCGCGTGGACACCGGCCCGGACGCCGGGTTCGCCCTGTCCGCTCATGACAGGCGAAAAACCGGACGCCTCATCGAACAGTCGGAAGAGGAAGTTCAACTCCTCAAGATAATTCTCTGGCGGCGGCTCCAGCAGCTTCGACGCCTTGGCGTTCGGGTTCGGGTCGTTGAGGAAGCCACCTTCGTTGATGATCTTGAAATATTCCTCCTCAGTGACCGACGTGAACCCTGAGAACACCTGCGGCGCATTCACGTTGCGGTCCCACATGACCTTGATGTCGCGCAAGCGCTTGTTGAGCACGTCCTGTAGCATCTGCACGTCGGCGATCACCGAGCGGCCCCAGAAATAGCCGGGCGTCGGCGTCGATTGGATTTTCACGAAGGGGTGGTGTCCGGGGATTTTGCTGATGTTGCGCCGGGTGTCGTCGCCTTCGATGATGATCGGCTCCGCGCCGTAGATCGCTTGGATGCAAGTGTAATCACCCGGGCGGTCCTTGTCCTTGACCCAGAGTTCGCAGTGCTTGACCGTAGGAGCCAGCTTTCGCTGTGGACGCCATGGGGTGGGTACGGGGAAAACGTTGACAACACCAGCAGCGGTTGGCTGCGCGCCAACGTCTCCAAGAGGCTGTAGTCCACCGACGACCATTTGGTGGAAGTAAGTCGGCTCTTCCTCGTCACGTTCCGTCCTCCTCCCCTCCAGCACGCGCTCCATGATTTCTTTGCGTCTGGGGTGCTGTTGCTCCTCCAGCATCGAGCGCACCTTGGAGACGGTCGGGAAGCTGACGTGGCAGAATGCCTCCTGTTCGTCCAGATCGAGCGTTGTTTCGGAAAGGACACCGAAATTCTGCGGGTGGACAGGCGCAAGCTTGAACCCGAGGTCGTGCGGGACGTGCTTCAACAGGTGGCAGCCGTTCACCAGTGACCATACGCACGCCTCCGCAAATGTGATATCGCTGTCCGACTGCCTGTAATCGGCTGACAGCTTCTCGCCGACAAGCTGTGCTCTTGTCAGCACGCTTTCGTCGCTCTCGCCGCTGTCGAACAAAATCTGGAACCGCACGTCGGTCGGCTGCATCAAAAAACCGGCGAGCCGGTTGATGAATGGCCTGATCTTGTTGTAGATCGCCGCCGCCGCGCTGGAGGTCCCCATGTAATAATACTGCGCGGCACGCGTATACGACATGCCACGCTCTTCACTTGACACCATACACTCGTCAATAACTTCCTTGACCCACATGGTCAGGGGAAGTTCCTCGCTGTCCTTCGGGATCAGGAGCATCGTCCACTCTCCAAATCCACTTGCCGAGATTGAAGCGATAGGTGCCGAACAGGATTATGGGTTCGATATCATCGAACAGGAGGACGCGTTCGTATGGCACCGCGCATTGCCTCTCTGTGTGTCTTGCCCATTGACCGTTGAACGGCCCACCGCAACAAAACCCTTCAAATGTTTCGCTTGTCGCCACAACGTTGCTCCAGATGTTAGGTCTTTCTCTTGACGCGCGTTTTGCGCTGGTTCTGTTCCAGCTTGTCTATCCTTGCCGACAATTCGGCGATCCGTGCTTCGTAGATCGCGAATTTCGCATCGCACTTCGCAGCGAAGTCCTTCACCGGCCCGGTGAGGAGCGCCAACACTTCCGCCCCGGTCTTGAGCGCTGGGTCGGGCTGAAACTCCACGAAGCCGCCGCCGAGGTCTTTCAGGTTGAGCGTCATATCACCACACCTTCACGCTTCGTTGCTTGGAGACTTCGATCAGGTCCTTTTGCGCGCCGGATTTCAGGTTGGCTTGTAGCACGTCTAGGCCGCTTCCATGCTTGAGCCGCATCTGTCGGCCGCTCTGGATCGCGCCCTCCAGTGCGCCTTGCGCCAGCTGCCAATGGCTCTCCGGATAAGCGGCCACCTGATCCTTGTAGCGGATTTTGCGCTTCTCGCCGACGTGCGGGCGGTTCATGTCGGCAACGTGGAAATCGTTCTGGAGGATATCTTCCGCGAGGTCTCCGGCCCGGGCGACCTTCGATCCGCCGATGTTGACAGGCTTGAACTCTTGCCGCATCTGCTCGCGCTTGGCGCAAGCCGGGCAATCGGGCGGCGGGTCGTCAACCTGCTCCATGGTCAGCACCACGTCCATCTGGTGCATGCAGTCCGGGCAGGCGTAAGTGCGGATGATTGGCATGGCTAACTCTGGGTCAGCTGGTAAATATGCCCCGCCTCCGGTGCGGTTGCGGCACCATCGCTGTGGATCAGTTCGACGGTTGTCCCTCCGGTGCCGACGAAAATCCAGTCCCCGGCCGGTATCTCTTCCGCCCCGGTGACCGCGACGGCAGCACCGAGGCTGATCGCTCCGGTGTCGCCAGATTGGCCGATCTTGATCAGCCCGCCGTTTGGCTTGACGCGCCAGATCGCGCCCGTCGTATCGATCATGATGCCCATCGTCGTCGCTGGCGGCGGCGGGTTGGGCGGGATCACGGGTGTCACGACTAAGGCCATTTGACCCTCGCTTTCTGGAACCACGCCTCGCTCGTCTCCGGGATATCGCTGGTGTCCGGCGGGTCGGCGAGGCGATCAACGGTCCAGTGTCGGCGGGCAACGTACTCCAAAACCCGCCTCTCCGGCCAGCCCCTCATGAACCGCAGCAACGGGGCCACTTCGGTCACCTTGCCGTCCTCCACAACGGCCCCGACGACGAAGTTCGGCCCCACGATGCGCAGGATCATTGCATTTGTCCAAGCTTGCACGGCATCCTGAGCCGTCGCACGTCGTCGGTGCGCCCGGCGACGGTGATCCCGACCTTGAGCCCGCATTCCATGCACTGGACGATCAGCGCGCCGCAGCGTGGCGACGGGTAGGGAACATCGACCTCGCACATCGGCTCCTGCCCGTTCGTCGCGTCAATCATCATGCCGTCCGGGTAGCCCGGGTTGGCCGGACATTGCGGCTCCCTTCCGCTGTCCAGAAATGTTACCATGTGTTTCCCCACCATCTGGTGCATCTTCTCTGACAAGTTGTTCTCCTGTCGTTGGCCCCACCATCCATTTCGGTGGCGGTACGATCTCCAGCATGCCTACCGATTTCCAGAGGTGCAGGCAGGTTGGATGATAGTTCACGTACTGGCTCTTGGGAGGATGGAATTGCACCACGCAGTCTTCGTCGTCCCAGAACAAGTCTTTCACATAACACATTTCCTCCCAGTTGGGGATGCGGTGCATGATCGAGACGCTGACGTGCTCCCAGCCGGTCCCAGTGTCGGGACCGGACGAGATGATATGCAACCGACCGCCCTTCGGCCCGAAGATGTCGAATGCACCAGTCAGCCCATAGGTGGGGTCACTTGCCCACCGGCCCTGCGTGATACGCCCGGCTTTCAGCTTGTCGTGTACGGTCTTTCGCATGTCAGTCCCTCTCGCAAAATCTTTAACCAACGATCCATCAGTGCAATGCGCGCGATCAGAATTGCTGTTTCCGCTCGCGCGCCTTCTTGTTGATTTCCGCCATTTTCTGGGAGAATGCGAATGAGAGCATGGTCGCCGGGTTTTGCGGCGGCCGTTCTCCCTTCACGCTGTCCCATGTCATGCCCTTGGCTACCAGCCCCGGGCGTCGCCATTCGATCCAAGCGTGATGCGCGAGCACCAGCGCGGATACGAGGTCGTCGTTCTGACCCGTGTCGGGTCCTGCCCCTAACCATCCATCGTCCTCAATGATTGCTTGAACCTGTTCAATTAAACGCGGTGATCTGATCTCCAGTCGTCGCAGCATCATACTGTCACGTAATTCGCTGTACGTCTGATGCTTGTTGTCTTGGTTCGCCTTCCACGCGATGACGTTGCCACCTCCTCCCAATGTGTCCGGCCGCTTGTAAAGAAACCACCGGACGCTGCCGATCATGTCGAGGAGCCGCCCGGCCTGCGGGTCTCCCTGTAGTATTCCTCGCTCAGCGAGTTGGCGCAGGTTTCGCACCTCCGGGATGATCGCCGCACCCACACCAGTAACTTCCAGATTAGCCAAGTGATTTCGATAAGCACCCGCGAGGTGAGCAAGCACCCACGCCAGCTGATACGTAAGCGGCTGGTTCGAACGAAACTCCGCAACCTGCACGGCCTTGTCGGCATAGCAGCGGATGACCTCGATGGCGTGATCATCGCTGTCGCCGCCACCACCGCCGGATGGATCGACACCAAGGCAGTAAACCCCTTCGGGCTCTGGCGGCTCCCAGACCTTGAGCATGGCATCTTCCGGCCGTTTGACCTGCGAGATTTTCGACGCCAAAAACTGTTCATCGAATTCATACTTGAAGCCCTGATAGGGCGGCGACACCGCACCGAGGCTTTCGGCGATCTCCAGCGTGCGCTTCGCCGGGAAGAACCCGGACCCAGAGGCGATGAAGCATTCGCGCTCGTGCCACGGATAGTGCCGCAGCATGTACTCTTCGGCCTTGAACTCGCCCTCGCGCCGCCACCATGCGATTTGCTCCGGCTTCACCACCACGCCGTACTGTTGCTTAACGATCTTGGCGCGCTTGATTTCCTCGTCGGTCAAGTGACCGTCCCAATAGATTTTGTAGTCGGGGTCGCTCTTCGGGATGCTGTAGGTCGGGTTGGCCCAGAAGCCGATGAAGATAAACCGCATGTGGCGGTCCTGCTTGGCTTGCTGGCAGTGATTGTAAAACCAGTTGAAGCCGTTCGCGATGCTCTCCCAGATGTAGAGCCGGTGCGGGTTGGTGCGCGCCAGCGAGGCTTTGAGGCTTTCGACGCCTGCCAAGCTTTTCCATTGCGCACATTCGGTGGCGTGCATCATGTTGAGCGCACGCGACGCGCCAAGATCGGGGTTCGACGCCGCCGCCATCAGGTCGATCACCGACCTGTTAGCAAACGCCATGCCGTTGCGATTGTTCTGGATAAGCCGGTGCTCCGGCCCGCGCCACTCATCTGGTAGAGTTTCAAGCAGTGCGGCAAAGATGCGGC